TGGCTATTGGATTTGATGACATCTTCATAATCACCTATCTGGTCAGCGGGTTCGCCCTGCTGGCCTATCTTTTTTGGGATGCGTGGAATGACCGCTAACTTTTCTAAAAAATTAGGCTTGACAAGTATGGGATTATATGCTATAGTATAAGAACAATCAGAAATGATTGTGCATTCCTCTACGGGAATGGCTTTTTCTCATCGTTAGTAACTGAAAGGGGGTCTCTATGTCAGAGACATCTAAAGACTGGGTTCTGCCCAATGGCTTCACCTTTATCGCTTCAACCGCTGGCTGGTATGGCTCGTGGGCAAAGGCCACCGATCCGGTGACCGCCGCCCGCAAAGCGGCAAAAGATGCAAGTGGCTCATACCCACAATGGGTGCAAATCTGGTATGCGCCAGATGAAACAACCAACATCACCGAAATGGGTAGCCTGTCTTGGAAAGCAGAAACCGCCAACAAAATCGTGCCAATCGGCTTCTTTGAATTGACTAAGGCATCAATGAAACCGTCACACGACCCGCGGCTCACGCACCAAGAGTTTATGGCAGATAACATAAACCAGTTTGAAAAATCCCACGAGATGTGGAACACGCATCACGGATAACGGCTCACGGGGCGGCAGAAATGTCGCCCCTTTTTCTTGTTAGGTAACGGTATCACTATATAGGGAGAAAATTAAAAAAAATATTTTTTGGAAAAAATAACCCGTTACCGATGTTACTTTTGTTACCTACCTCTGTAACCCTTATGTATCAACACTTTCAGAGTTTCTGAAAGGTAACTTATTAGGTAACAGCATAAATCCATAATATGTTACCCAAAAATCAAAAACGGCCTTAGTGTGTCAAAATGGCGAAAAGATAAAAAATAAATTTTGCTCCTATATAGTGTATCCTGTATAAAAAGCAGAAGTAGACCTTTTTAACTGAGGAAAGACTATGCCTAGAGCCAAACCTTCCAAAACTACGGGAAAACCTATGGAAACGCGGGGCAGACCACCGGCTAGTGTGAACCAGCCTTTGACCCGCAAGCAGGAACTGTTTGTTAAGGAACTGGTCAGCAAGGACGGGCAGATAACTTTGAGAGACGCGGCAATCAATGCCGGATACTCTGTATCGTCTGCTCACACGCGGGCTTATGAATTAACCAACCCGCACATCTCACCTCATGTTGTCGCCGCTATTCAATCTTACCGGCGGGAACTGGATGAGAAATATGGAATCACCTACCAGCGTCACATCCGTGACCTGCAAGTAATTCGGGATATGGCTTTGCAGAACGGGGCATACTCTGCCGCCGTGCAGGCTGAATATAGACGGGGGCAAGCACAAGGCGACATCTATGTCAGTAAATCTGAAATCCGTCATGGGTCAATCGACAGCATGAGTAAGGAAGATGTTTTGAAAGCACTTGAGGAGATTAAGAACAGTTATGCCCCAATCACAATCGACATCACAGCCGAAGAAAAAGACAACACCGGTAATCGCGGTAAAGCGAGAGGCAGGCTTTTACAAGCAAGTGAAGGAAGCCGCACAGAGGACGCGGAAGAAGTGGAACTTGACGAGGATTGAAAACTATATCGGCGCGGGCATCCCAGATGTTTTGATTTGTGACGAGCGCGGCGAGTTTCATCTTGTCGAGTTAAAGTTTACCACCAGCAACCGTGTTGAACTGCGGCCAGCCCAAGTCGCATGGCTTACTAAACACCAGCACGGGTCATGCTGGATTTTGATTAAGCGGCAGACCAAGCCGACCGAACCGGCGGAATGCCTTTTGTATCCGGCAAATGCGGCGGTAGATTTGAAGATGGATGGCATTGAAGCAGTCGAGCCGTTATTCCGTTGCCAACAGCCATTTCATTGGGAAACAATTTTTGACTTGATAAGTCCTATATAGTCGCATACAATGGGGCATCGTTAACAAACTACGGGAGTAAAACGATGGCACACTTAGTGGAAGAAAATGGCCGGACTATCCTGCGGGATGACTGGCACATGGAAGACGTTTTTGAAGCCGCCGAAGCCATGAGCGTTAAATTGAGCGATGACGAAGCCCATGAGGTTATGGTGCGGATGGAATCCGGCTTTGATGCTAATATCGGTATCAACTGGGAATATATCCAATATTGCATTGAAGGGGTGAAGTTATGAGTGAAACAACCGAACAGCAAATGTTGCGCGGCCTGAAACAACTGATGAACGGCCAAACTGAATTTTCAGTATCTTTCACGCTTAGCCGTGATAACGAAATGCTAGAACATGATGAAACCTTTTTTGATGTTCAGCATATAAAAGACGAAATCGAGTCTTGGCTTACAGATTTAGATTTTGTTGTTTCAAAACTTAATGTGACAGAACGGGAGACTGCCAACTAATGTTTATTTTTCGACTAATAGGCCGCTTGCTATATGGAAGCGAATATAACAACCTGAAACGGCGCACCCATGAACTACCCAAACCAAGACGCCGAAAATAACTAAATCAAAAAATTAGCCCCGTTGTATTGACGGGGCTTTTTCTTTGGGATATATATGGGACTAATCGCATATAACTACGGGAGTTAAGACGATGCTTAAAACCACAGCAATATCGCAGGCAAGTAAAACAACCGGTTGCGCCGTCACCTATAGGGCGGGCAATCGGAACAAATTTGGAACCTGCCCCGCATCCTGCGAACTAAATCCCAGCGGGCGCGGATGTTCAGAAATGCAAATTGATTATGAATATCTTGACGCATTGCTGGACGCTAAACCAAAGCGCGGGCATAGTTTTACCTATTCCCATTTTCACCCGCTATTCTGGGCGCATAAACTTGCCGGAAATAAAACCGTCATCAATTACAGCGCGGCCAATCCGGAAACCGCTATCCTAGCCCGCCAGATAACGGACGCCCCTATCGTGACCGTTGTCCCCGAAAATTATTTTGAAAACGGGAAAAATAAAACGCTGGAAGGCGTCCGGTTTATCCGATGCCCTGCTGAATATAACGATAGCGCAAATTGCAATAATTGCGGCGGGGATAAAGCCCCGCTATGCGCTAGGCTTGGCCGTGATTATATCGTGACCTTTACAGCGCACGGGAACAGCAAAAACAAAATTGGAACCGACCAGCGCGGCGGATGCTATGCGACCGGCGGCAATGTAAACCTGCACTGGGAACACACCGCCAAGCAGGAACAAGCCCAGACGGACGGCGACCGCTTGCGGGCTTTTGTTAAAACCCTGCCAGCGGGGACAACTATCCGCCACCATGTAGCGGGGGATATAGGCAAAGAATAGCCGGACAATCCCGCCCGCATATATAAGCCCCGCTGATTCGACCGGCGGGGCTTTTTACTTTTTGGAAAAATTAGGTTGCATTATATGCGGGTTTATGAGATAACGACCTTGCGGGCAATCCTGCCCGCTTAACTACGGGAGCATTTAAGATGCAAAACATTATCGAAACAAACACAACTGAAACAGCCGTAACCGGCGCATATAAGACGGACGCTTTGACGCATGGCATAGGCAACAGCGCGGTATCGTCCAACTGGTGGAATCGCCCAGCCGATGAAAGATTTTTGTCGCTGGATGATATGCTGGCCTATAAACGGCAAGACGCCCAGAACATGACCAGCCGCATTGTGAACACCCATAAAATGCAGATTGTCGGGCAGTTTGATGAAAACAACCCCAGCAGGGGGGATATTCTGGTCGAATACACGGACGAAAACGGGGACGAACATATCAATACCCCGTCCAACTGGTCATTCGGCCAACTTGCCCAGTTAGCGGGCGCACCGGCGGGCTATTTGAAAGACCTGCCCGCACCTATTGCGGCGGACGCCCTACAATGGGGCTTGCGCTATAACCGCAACCGCGAACTGGTAAAGGCCTACGGCCACCGGTCGGAAGGCGGCAACCTGCGGGCGGCGACCGGTTCGGAATATGGCCGGATTTATGATTATGAAATTCTGGACGCCGTGAAAAAATTCGCCGACCCTGACCGCTGGAAGGTTCCGGGCATGATGACCGGCACCGAACACGGGCGGGCAATTTATGATCCATTTGTCCCCGTGACACTGGACACGACAACGCTATTTGCCAGCGACCGCGATATTTTCGTTTTTCTGGTAGACGATACGCACCCGCTGGAAATTGGCAAATTGCCGAACGGCGACCCTGACCTAGTTTTTCGGGGCTTTTACGCATGGAACAGCGAGACCGGTAGCAAGACCGCCGGAATTGCGGCCATGTATCTGCGCGGGGTTTGCATGAACCGAAACCTATGGGGCGTTGAAAATTTTCAGGAAATCAAAATCCGCCACACTAAATTCGCCCCCGACCGGTTCGCATATGAGGCCGCCCCAGCCCTGCAATCATTCGCGCATGGTGCAACCGCTAATTTTCTGGACGGCGTAAAGGCCGCGCAGGATGCCAAGATTGCCAGCGATGATGATTCTGCGCTGGAATTTTTGGCCAAGCGGGCAGGACTAAGCCAGCGTATGGCCAAGGCCGCCGCCGCCCGTCACCTTGACGAAGAGCAAAAGCCCGTCCGGACAGTATGGGACGCCGCGCAGGCAATCACCGCGATTGCACGGGACAACCCGCACCAAGACAGCCGCATTGACCTAGAGCGGAAAGCGGGCGCATTGCTGGACAAGGTCGCCGCATAATCACCGGCCACATATAACAACCCGCCCCGCCCTAACCGGCGGGGCTTTTTTATGCCCGCTTTACTTTTTGGAAAAGTTAGCGCATATTATCCCATAGGGCAGGCAATCCCGCCGCCCGAACTACGGGAGCATATGAAATGCAAAATGTTATCGAACTA